TCTGTTCCAGCATTGAACTGAACAGGGTCTCCTGCTTCTGTGTCTCCGCTAACAGGATGGAGGAAAATACCTTCCAAAGCAATAGTTCCATAGCTGTTTGCAGGAATATCGGTCAATGCTACACCGATTACTGTCTTATAAGCAGTATTGCTCCAATGAGCTGCTTTTACCTTTACATCTCCAGCACTATAATTTCCTAATACACTTGATGCTGTAGTTCCGAACTTGTCGTCATTTGCAATACAATAAACTATGTCTCCTGCTGTAATCGCTGAAGTTGTTGAATCGTTCAAAACTGTTAAGGTTCTACCTTCGTCCGAAAGTAAAAAACCGACTTGTGCCATTTATATCACCTCGTTTATCTGTATATTGAGTTTCGAATTTCCTCGTTGAATTTTCTCCAGAACTTTTCGCTCATTGTTATTGCTGTTTTACCATCTGCTTCCTCGACTTTTACGTCTTCGTCTTTTGGTTCTTCCTTCTTTTCTTCTTCTGGTTGTTCAGTTTGTTCTTGTTCAACAATTCCAGCACCTTTGACTTTTTCACTTATTTCTTTCAATCTTTTCTCGTATTCGAGCATAATCTTAAGTTCGTTTATGTCTTTTTCCTCGAGGTTTGCTAAGTCAGGGTTGTATTTCTTCAATTCTTCTATGATTGCTGTTTTCTCTGCCTTTTCCTTTTCTTCTAATTTCTTTTTGAGTTCTTCGTATTCTTTTTTGAGTTTTTCAAATTCTTCCATCTTTTTCACCTCCTCAATCATTTGTTGTATCAATTCATCGTATGCCTTTTCATTCAGGTCATCCAGATAAATATAACATTCTGGACAATCGGATTCTGAAGCTTTCTTTCTTCTTTCTTTGCATGTTGGCAAGTCAGGATATCTCCTGCAAACCGCCGCAATGACTTTTCTCTTTTCTTCTGGTGTTCCAAATTGCTGAACTCTTGCCAATGCGTTAATAGCGTGAGCCCTGTCGTGAATAGGATATTTCCTTTCTTTCGGGAAAACAAACGCTGAGGCTGGTAGGGCCTTTCTTTGTGCATAGGTTAATTTTGCTTCTTCGATGTTGGTTTCCATATTTTCCTCACCCCGCAATTTTTTCAATGCTAAAGCAATTCCGTCCAGCACGTCTTTCGTTTCACCAACTATTGCTTTATTATCTACATTATTTTTGACATAAGTATAAACTCTGTCCATGATTTTTAGCAATCTTCCGAGAATAGATGCAACGCTTTCTGAACTTTGTTCTTCTATACTATCTTGGAATTTTTCAGCAATGGCATATTCAATAGTTGCACCATCAACTCCAGCCAATCCGACCAGACTTATTTCTCTAATATCCAATCCTTTTACTCTGTAAACGACTGCATCGCCTTCTTTTTCCTGAACAAGAGTTCCCGCAGCTCCAATGCTCACGTCATACAAACCATCCTGAACGTTCTCGATTAAATCAGGATACTGTGCGGTATTTTTAATCCAGCCTTCGAATTTGAGTTTACCGTTTTCAAACATTAATCGTGCTTTGCCAACAGGAGAAGCTTCTGTTTTATGTTCCACGAAAATCTTTACTTCTTTTCCATCGTTTTTCTGGATTTCTTCTACCACGTATTTTCTTCCATTTCTGCTAACAGTTTCATACAAGGCAGTTCCGCCTACCTTGAGTCTCTTTTTACCTTCAGTTTGCTGAACTTCAAGAACCTGAAGTTTTTCTCTCCATTCAATCTTTTGATTTTCAATAACTTTGACGGTCATGTTCTCACCTCCTTTGCCGAGTCCATGAGGCATTCCTTTTCCAACCATTTTCGTCCCGCATTTCGGACATTTGATTTGACTGCATGGCGTTCCTCTTTCGTGAGGCATTTCATAACCGCAATTAGGACACACGCAAACATCAGTTCCGCCGATACCCAATTGTTCTTTCGGAAACGGTTTTGTATCGTCGTAACCCATTTTATTCAGCCAAGCATAATAGATTTGTTTCCCTTTCTTTTGACCGTATTGTTTGATAAAATTGTTCAGGATTTTCTGAAAGTCTGGATGGATTGGCATTTTTACCAGTTCTTGACATTACCTCCATGATACCTGTTGTGTTCTGGTAGCACGTTAGGATTGATAATGGTAACATCTCGGTAGACATCTTCCCTTGTTGAAAATTTGTTGAAGTTCCAGTTATTGAGCGTGAATATATTTTTCTCCATGTCCTGAAATTCTTTGTGCTGACTTGATGCATTATCGCAAATATAATCTCGTTTGTCATACGGCCTCACCGCATGGAATCTTTTGCATATCGGACATTTGAATATCATTTTAGGCTTTGTTTGGTTTTTTTGCGGGTTTCTTCGTCCATTGGCACAGCAACATCGGTTCTGTTCTGTCTTTTTCCGTCATCGCTTAATTGGGTTGTTTTTGTAGGGTCAGTAGGATTGTCCTTGATTGTGTCGGGAGCTTTGGATTGGGAAGGACGGGCTTTCTTTACTGGATTTTCTGGAAGCTTCTCGTGATAGCGTCTTGGCAGTAAGCTGTTTGCTTTTTGAGGAGTGATTATGCCATCTTTGACCAATCCTCTTATCATGTCGATATTTGCTTCGGCTTCTCTTTCTTCTACAGTTCCCCAAACGAGCTTAACTGTTTTCGGACAGCCGATGTGCTTATACATGATTTTGTCTTCAAACATTTCCTTTAGGATTCTTTGGATTGCTTTTACGTGTCTTGTAAAAGTTCTCAACTGAACTTCAGCAACTGCCCTGTCAATATTTGCACTTCTGCCGAGCAAAACAGCGGGAACTTGTAAGCCTGTTATGACTTGATTCTCAATATGTTCTATGATAGGTTCAAGGTTTAGGGCTTTTCTTTCGAAACCTATTGTCTGAACCTTGACTAAATAAGAATGAACTAATTCTGTTTCTGAATTGATATTCTTAATAGCATTTTTGAAATCTTCTATGTCTTGCTGTGTAGGTGGATGATTTTCATCGCCAATGCTAAAATCAAGCATCGGCACGGCGTATTTCTCAACTATGGTTTTCAGATTGTTTTCAATAACTTCTTTTATTCTGAGCATCGGCAAAACAGAATGAATAATGCTTGTTCCCCATTTTTCTGAGCCGATAACGTCGAATTTGAAATTGACTATGTCATCGACATCTCCGACTTTTTCTGCATTGGCATAAATGCCTTCTTTTGGCGGATTTCCCCAGCAGATTTTCTTTGCCCCGACAACCTGAACATAACAAATAACATCGCCGTAAGGGTCTCTGACTATTTCCATAGTTTGCGGATTAAGAATCTTCAATTCTTTTATGCCTTTGTTAAGAAGTTTTACTACTTCGACAAAAGCATCGCCGAATATAAGAAGCTGTTTGCAGATTCTGCGAAACCATGATTGTAAGTTGAATTTATCTGCGAAATTTTCCATGCGTTTAATCCATTCATCATCTTTGTTATCTTCTCTTGTTGTTTCGAAATGGATTTCCTGAACAACCTGCTCTGTTGTTATATCAATTGCAGCCCTGACAAGAGGAAAGTTGAGATATGCATTTCTGTATTGTTCGTATAACAGCCAGTTTTTAGGATAATCATCTGGTCTTGTCGGCATTACGGTTTCTGGTGTTGTGAATGCCTTGCCGCTTTCTTTAGCTACCAAGCCGAGACCTTGCTCTGTAATAGAAGAAGTTTTCCTGCTTTTACTTCTGAAAATATCGAACAAGCCCATCCTCCTCAATCACCTTTTTTGGATAAAGGTATATCTTTTTCTATACTGGTATAGGCTTATTCATATATAAAGTTTTTTAATTTTTCGAAAGTGAAAAAGCAAGATGTTACTGAATAGTGTATCAAAAGATTAATATACTTCTTTCACTTTGAAACAATTTAGAAAGGATAGAAAAGAGGGAATTTCGCAAATGAAAGGTAAGAATAACAAAAAATACGAGTTTATTTTCCAGAACGATGTTCTTGTCGGTTTCGGCGAGAAAGAAATCATTTTCATTGATTCAGAAGACATGGCAGAAATCAAGCTTGTTTTTAACTCTCAAAAAGATTTGCTATTCCTCTACGAGAAACTGAAAAAACAGAAAAGGAGGTGGAAGAATGTTAATTTGGTGGATTAAGAGATATTTTCTATATAGAAAGAAAATGAAGATTAAACGGAAGCTTGAACAGATGGCTGAAGATGTAAAGAACTTGAGCAAGGAAGAATTAGAAAAGAAATACGGAAATCCAAGAAGAACTTGGGCAATACTCTACGGAAAATGGCTGGAGATAAAGAAAAAGGAAAAAGAACTCTGAAACACCTGAAAATATTCGACCCTGAATTAACGGAAACAGAGAAGAAAATATACAGAAAGCTCTACACGGCATTACAGAAAGCATACAATCTTTACTCGGTTGCGGACATCCTGCAGTTAGAAATGCTTATCATGGACATAATAAGAGTGAGGAGAGCATACAAAGTAATGGGTAGCGGATTTGTTGATGATGGCACGGACATAAAACCATCTCCTGTTTTGACTTACATCAACAAAACTCAAAAGGAAATAAGAGGCATGTTAAGGGAATTAGCCCTAACGAGAAAGGAAAGAAAGAAAAGAAAGGAAGTAAAAGAAGAAGATTTCGCAACGATTATTTCTTCTGTTATGGAAGATGAAGGCGAAGGAGATAAAGGAATATCTGAAGAAGGTAAAGGACAAACTGAAGAATCCGATATGGTTCATAGAGAACATAATAGGACTGAAGCTTAATTGGATGCAGAAAGAATGGATTGAATTGATAGAGAAGCATGATAAAGTCAGTATTATGGCGTTTAGAACATCAGGCAAAAGCGAGGCATTATTCGTGTGCTATCCGATTTTCAAAGCATTCACGCAGAAAAATTGGCAGGGAATAGTAATAAGCAATACTTTACAACAGGCAGTAGAATTAATGAAAAGGATAAGATACAAGTTGCTTGAAAATGAATTTCTCAGGTCGAGCATTCCAGACAATATTCGTGAAGCGAGTTGGAGCAAGACAGAGATTGAGTTAAAGAATAGAAGCAGGATTCTCTGCAGGACTTACACAGAAAACATAAGAGGTTATCACGTGAATTGGGTTGGTTGCGACGAAGCAGGAGAATACCAAGACCATTCTATTTTTTTCAATGCAATTCAGTTTATTGTGAAAAGAAAAAAAGGAAAGATTGTTGTGTGCGGAACTCCTAAAAGCGAAATAGATTTGCTTCATGTTCTCCAATCGAGAAGCGATTGGATAAGCAAGAAATATCCAGCTATTATCGATGGAAAATCCGCTTTGCCAGATTTGTATTCTTTAGAAGATTTGGAAAAAATGAGATTGGCTGATTCTCTTGCATTTGCTCGGGAAATGATGTGCAATCCAATTTCAACAGAAGACCAGCTTTTTCCTTACGATTTGATTAAAGAAAGTTTCGACGAGAGCAGGATACTTGAATTCAGTTGCGACCCGACAAAGAAATATTTCATGGGAGTAGATTTTGCATTTACAATGGGAACGGGAGTAAGGCAGGATTACGATTACACGGCAATAGTCGTGCTGGAAAAGGATAAAGATAAATTGATTGTGAAAAATATTCGCAGGGAAAGGGGATTGGGTTACGAACATCAAAAAGCAATAGTGAAGGAATTCTTTGCCCTGTATAACAGACCTCACATTTATCTCGATAGCAGGGACGTTGGCATTTCTTTTTACAATGATTTTTTAAAAGATGGAATGATTGTTACTGCTTACAAATACAATCATCAAAGCAAGATTGATTTAATGCAGAATTTGAGAAGGGCATTCGAGCAGGGAAAGATTGTTATTCCGAGAAAAAGAGAAACGAGGACTATTGTTTTAACTGACTTGCTCATTCAGGAATTACAAGCGATTATGCCTGTGAAAACTCGTGGCGGAAATATAACTTACGAAGGAAAAGGACAGCACGATGATTTGGTGAATGCTCTGGCTTTGGCTGTGTATGCCGCAACGAAGCACGGCGAAGGCGGATTTAATATTGTAGCCACAAGTCACAGGAAGAATTTGTTTTATATTGCTTAGTAGTAAGAAAAGTTTATATATAAGTTATGTTTTCTATTATAAATGGGAGGGTTTTGGTCGCCTCTTTTCCCCCTCCCGCTTAGGGGAGAAGAAGACGCACCTCCTCCGTATCCGCCTTACTATCTAAACCGCCTTAACGTGCTTCTTCTCCCCTAATATCTTCGAAAGGAATGAAATGGGTGATGTGAAATGGGTGGAAAATGGAAAAATAGAAAATATCCTCCAAAAAGAAAAATTGGAAAATCGTTGTGGGTTTGTCCAACAGGATATAAAATGGAAGAAAGTTTCAACAAATACGCTAAGAAATATTGGCATAAATATATAGCATCATTAGATGAATGTAGTAATTGCACTATTTGGATACAAGGAATAAAAGGAGAAAGCAGAATTCCTACTGAAGAAGAAATTGAAAAATTGAGACAGGAATTAGCAGAAAAAGGAGAAACTTATTTAATGTTGAAATATAATGTTGGAGAAGAATTTTAATAAATAGTCTCTGCAAAAAGAGAATAAGTATAAACTCTTGGTTCTTTTTTTCTATCTTCGAAAATTATTTGCATGGCATTGATTTTGTGTTTCGTAACGAAATCGAGAATTGGCTTGTGAGAGTGAGGTTTGTTTGAAGCTGCCTGAACAAAGAAAACTTTTCCATCTTTTATTGCGATGAGGTCGAATAAGCCGAATAAATCTTTTGTTTTGCCGTATTTAGTTACTCGTTCTACTTTTCCTACAATGCAGCCTTTATCTTCGAGCCACTTTATTGTTTTTCTTAGGGTTCTCAGTCCTTTGCGGTATGTGTTTTTGGGCATTTTTACCCGAAAATGTCTTTGAATGCAAGTTTGAATAGCCATTCATTATACATCTCAAGTTGGGTAAGGTAAGTTTCGTCATCACCACGATTAACATCATTAAGTAAACAATTAATGCAACCTTCTTCGTAATCTCCGCAATTGCATTTATAGTAACTATAACTCCTTAATTTTAGGGGTTTGGGTTTCATTTTCTTTCACATAAGTTTTATAGCAGTAAGGACAGTAAATCACTCCTGCTCTGCTCACAACTAAACCTGATTTGCCACAAAAATCGCAATTCCAATTTATTCGCTTGTTCAAATTCCTCATTTCCATCTTCTTAAGATATAATCAAAAATATCAGGAAACCATTTTTTAATTATTTCTTTTACAGTTTTTAATTCATCTATTTTTGCTTTTCTGCATTCGCTGTAAGATAACATATTTTCTTTAACAAACATATTTATTCTTCTTTCTATAAATTCGATTAAACTTTTGAGTGAAGTTTCAACAGAGGCAAGAGGAAAAACATAATAATTTTGAAATTTTTTCTTGCATTCTTTACAAAGATTTAACTCATTTAGAGAAATTAATTTTTCTTTTAACAATTGTTCTTCTTCCTCTAAAATTTCATCTTCAATTATCTTTGCATTCTTTAAAACTTCCCAATTTTGAATAAAATGCAAAAATGCAGTATATTGAGAAAAGAAATCGGCTAAGTGAATAGCAACTATAGTATCAAAAGCACTAATGGCTTTCGACATGTTTTTCTCTTTCAAAGCTTCTTTTAATTTATTTAAAAGAACAATCGCTTCATTTTTGGTAAATCCATATTTGTCTTTTTCATTCCAGCAGAATTCTATTCTCACGGCAACATCATTATCCCATTCAAATATTTTTTTTAAAATTTTAATCCAAGCCATTTTAATTACCACTTAGTTTTCTCCATTCTTTCAGAGGCAATATTCTTTGATAATCGACATCTTCGTTTCGCCAGACTTTGCCTTTTATGAAAAACATTTCTGGCGTGGTTACTAATGCTTCTTCTGTGCCATCGCTTTTGTGCCAGATTAAGATTACTCTCTTGCAGTTTCGCTTTTTGAGTTCTTCAAGCAGGGATACTGACAAGCCAAATCCGTTGAATTTTTTGAAGAGATGCCTGTCGTGTCTGTGGCAAACGAAATCTTTGTTATTTTTTAGCACTCCAGCGAATTTTCTATGGATGTGCAGGAATTCCATTATTCTTTATCTTTTTCGTCCTTGAGCATGTTCAGGAGTGCTTTTATTGTTGTTTTTCCACGAACTTTGTCTAATGTATACTGCAGCAAAAATATTGTTTCGTGGTTGGTGAGGTTGAGTTTCTTCAAAAATTCATCGAGCAATTTTGCTTTTTCTCTGAAAGTTCGCAGGTCAAGGAAAGAGTAATTTCTACTTGCTTCAGCCAAAAATTTTTCTTCATTCGGGTCTGGTGGCATTTTCATCACCTTGTTTTTCAAGTTCTTCGATTGGAATTATTCCTTTTTTGCCGAGAATCTCCATTTCTAAAATTCTTACTACGAATCCTTGCTTTAGTCCGTATTTTTTAACTATGTATTTTGGAAACCGGAACACTAAATCATCGCCGCTTTTATATAATGCACGAGCGAAATTTTTTTCATCTCGAAAGTTTATTATTTTCATTTTCTCGATAAAGAAATTATAAGAAATATATAAACTTTTCCAAAATTTTTGAGGAATTTTCTATATTGGTATAGGAT